GAGGCCGGCCACGGTGGGTGCGACGACGGGGCCGGTGATGGTCAGCACGGGCCGGGTCTCGATGGTGCCGACGTTGGTGGCGACGATCTGCCCGGACACGGTGGTCGCCGAGAATGTGATCGGGAAGGTAACCGGGAAGCTGAGGCCTCCGGTTGTGGAGGGCAGTCCTGTGGTTCCCGTCTGGAGGGTGGTGCTGTAGCGGCGCGGGTCGGCGGCCGTGACCAGCACGCTGTAGGTGGAGACGCGGTCGCTGACGTACTGCGTGAGGAGCTTCCCGGAGCGGCGGACTGTCGCCTGCTTTGGGGTGTCCTCCCACACGGTGAGGGTGGTGTCGCCCAGTCCGGCTGCCGTGTAGAGCTGCTCCATGGCGACCTGCAGTGCGGCCCGGCTCTGTGCCTCGATCGTGCCGGTGAGGGTGATAGGGCGTGATCCGAGGTAGACCGGGCTCGCCCACGATCCGTGATCGGATTCGCGGTCCTGGAACTCCGCCCGAATCTCGGGGCTGTCCCAGCCCTCGAGGCCCTGTAGAAACCAGGCCACCCCCGCGCTGTCGACCGCGCCGAGACGCAGGGTGCCGAGGGTGGCCTGCAGGCCGTCGATGTCCGTGTTCGGTGTGTAGGCCACCCCCACCCCTCTCTCAGCCGACGAACGTCATGTGGCGGACGATGTCGGCGGCTTGTTCGGCACTCGTCTGCTTGGCGCCGTTGAGCGTGATGTTGGTGATGCGGGTGACTTCGCGGGCGACGGCTGCAGCGCTGACGCCAGCGGAGGCGTATCGGCCCGCCGGGGTGAGCCGATAGCCCATGGCGGCCGCCGTCTTGGCGAGCAGCGTCCGAGAGCGGGCCGTCCCCGTCCACGGGATCCACGACTCGGGCACGCCGGCCTCGCCGCCGAGGACCATCGTGGGCCGGGTGAGGATGCCGCCGATGGCCATGGGCTTGCCGCCTTGCTGTACCCATTCCTTGACGAACTCGTCTTTGTTCGCCGCGGGCAGGGAGCTGATCTGCTTGGTCATCTTCGGGACCAGGGCGCGGATCGTGCCCACGTCCAGGCCCGCGGCGATCAGGTCGGCGTAGCCCCGTCCTGTACCCCCACGGAGTGTGGACAGCAGAACGAGGCTGTTGGCGAGATCCTCGCCGGTCAGCGTGGCCTGCGCCTTGTCCACGGAGGCGTTGGCCTTGGTGGCAGCACCCTTGTCCCCGGCAGCCTGGTGGGCCAGCTCCATGGCCGACTCGTCGCCCTGGGCGGCGAGGGCCTGGGCGAGGTCGCCGAAACCCTGCGCGGCCAACTTCTGCAGATCGGCGGCGAACTGTTGGTTCTTCTTGGTCGAGCCGTCGAGCTGCTTGGTGAAGTCCCCGAGCGTGGCCTTGGCCAGATCACCGGTCTTCTTCAACTTCTCGGTGATCCTCTTGAACTCCTTGTCCGAGGCGCCGGCCAGAGCGTTGACGAGGTCCTGCCCGCCCTCGCCCATGCCCTCCAGCATCTTCTGCAGCTCGGAGCCCCCACGTCGACCGACCTTGTCGAGGTTCTTCCGCCACTTCTCCGTGGCCGCCAGCGACTCGTTCAACTGCGTCTCGTAGGCCTTGAGGTTGAAGTGCTTCGGCACCTTGGCGCCGTGCTTAAGCCCCAGCTCCTCGTCGGCCGCATTGACCTTGCCGCGGTCCTTTCGGACCGTGGCGTCCGTCTCGCGCTTGGCCTTCCTTGCCTTGTCGACGCGTTCCTCGGCAGCCCGTAGTTGGGCTTTGGTGTGGTGGCCGTGGCGGACGCGCGACAGATTCTTCTCGGCGTCCTTCAGTTTGTCGGCCGCCTGCTTCTGGGCCTTGAGCGCCTTGGTGAGTTCGTCCCAGGCGCGCTTGAGGTCTTCGATCTCCTGGTCGTACCTCTGCTTGGCGTCCGACGGGCCACCCAGTACCGGCCTTCCTGTCGGCGTGTAGGTGAAGCCCGGGATACCGCCGGAGGCGAACCACTGGACCGCCCCGCCGAGCCTCTTGACGGTCTCGGCGGCGATCATCCGGGAGCGGCCCCGCTTGCTTGGCGCGAGCGGGATATAGGCCTCTCCGCCGGTCTCCGGCTCCGCCCACATGCGGTAGGTCGGCTGGGCGATCTGGGCAACGTGGTTCTCCATGCCGCCTGCGGCGTACCTGCGTACCGGGCCGTACAGGTTGCCGTCGGCGCTGCGGCCCGCGGTGGAGCCGTGGTAGGTGCCGGCGGGCGGCCCGCCTGGGGTGCCCTTGATGCGGTACGTGGTCGTGTAGGTGATGTTGACGTTCTTGCCGTGCAGTCCGGCGATGGCCCGCGCGAGCGCGTTGACCGCAGACTGCGGGCCGCCAGTCGGCGCCGTGATCTCGACTTTCTTGCCCTTGGTGCGCTTGATCTTGAAGCCGAGGTCTTCGAGGTTCTTCTGACCCTCCTTGGTCAGAGCGTCGACGGTGACGGTCTTGCCCTTGGTGGTCTTGATCTTGTTCTGGACCGTCTGCAAGTCGTTGATGGCGCCCTGAGTCTTGGCGTCCACCTCCGTGGCCACCGACGAGGGCAGCTTCAGGTACGCAGCCGTCAGATTGGCAATGGCGTCCTCGCTGAAGTGGGCCGCACGCATCTGCCTCTTCAGCGCGGTTACGTCCTTGTCGAGCGCGGCCTGCCCCTTGGCTTGCGAGTTGGTCTGCTCGGCCACCGACTTCGCATGTTCCATCGCCGCCTTGGCCACATCGAGGAACGCGCCCTTCACCTTGCGGCCCTTGGCCGTCGTGACGTCCAGGCTGTGGCCGTTCTCCTTCACTGCGTCCGTGAGATCCGCGAGAGACTGCCGGAACTGGATCTCCTGCTCAGCGGCATCGATGCTCGTGCCGTTGAGGCCCTGCAGAACGTCAGCCAGCTTCTCGGCCTCGGTCCGCTGGTCCCGGATCGAGTCGGCGGTCATCCCCATCTGCTTGGCAAGTTCGGCCTGCGCCGAGGATGCAGTCTTGTTCTGGGTGTCGACGCTCGCCAGGGCATCGCTGTACTGCGGCAGCAAGGTGAGCAGTTTCTCTTTGCTGGTGCCGTCCTTCTCGGCTGCTGCGGCGAGTCGGTCGAAGCCCTTGGCCGCCAGTTCCGAGTTCCCGGACTGTGCCAGCTCGGCGAGCGCTTCATCCAGAGCCTTGAGCTTCTCGGTGGCCTTGTCGAGGCCCGGCCCACCCACGTCCGTGCCGGGGTCGAAGGTGCCGAAGAAGTCCTCGATCCGGTCCAGCGTCCCGGGATGGGCGATGCGGGCAGCCGCCTCGCCCAAGCCGTCGAGATCCTTGCCGAAGGTCTTGCTCAGCTCGCCCGCCACCTGGCTCTTCGTGGCCAGGTCTACCAGGGCGTTCGCCATCTTCGTGACGTTCGGCGGAGCATCCTTGAACTGGTCCGAAACCGACTTCGCCGCTATGGACAGAACCGTCAGCCCAGCGACAACGTTGGTGAGTCGGCCGAGCCCCATGAGTACGGTGCGCACGCGGGCACCCGTCACGCCGAGCGCCACAAGCGCGGTTCTGGTGGCGGCGATGCGTGGCAGCAGCAGCACGAACGCGCTGACCGCGAGCAGAGCGGCGCCGCCGACGCCGGTGAAGAGGGTCACGCCCTTTTGCAGTGCTGGCGGAAGATCGTTGTAAGCGTCGACCAGCCGCGTCACCCACTGGACCATCGTCCGCAAGGCGCCGTTGGCCGCGCTGCCGCCCTCGATGAGGGCCGTCTCGAAGGCGCCGCGGAGCCGTTCCATGTCGCCGGCCAGGTTGTCCGTCTGGATGGCGGCGACGCGGGCGGCGGCCCCATTGTCGTTGACGGCCTTGGTGTATTTCTGCACGCCGCCGGCGCCCAGCTCGTAGAGGATGGTCGCGCTGCGCACAGCGTCGCTGCCGAAGATGGTCGCGAAAGCGGCGTTGCGGGCTTCCGGGGTGAGGTTGCCGAAGCTCTTCTGCAGGTTGCCCGCCATCTTGGCCAGGCCGACGAATCGCCCCTGGCTGTCGTAGGCGGTGAAGCCGAGCCGGGCCATCATGGCGCGGGCTTCCTCCGACTGCGGAGTAAGCCGCTGCAGCATCGTCTTCAGCGACGTACCAGCATCGCTCCCGACCAGGGCATGGTCGGCGAACGCGCTGAGCGCGCCGACGGTTTCTTCGAGGCTGAGGCCGGTCTGGTTGGCAAGGAGACCGCCCTGCCGCAGTGCCATGCTCAGGCCGTGCACGTCCGCGGCGCTCTTGTTGGCGCCCGCGCTGAGAACGTCGGCAATGTGGCTGACGTCCTTACCCTTCAGACCGAAGGTGTTCATCGCCTGCGCTGACACGGTCGCCGCGTCTGCCAGGTCCATCTGGCCGGCCGCCGCCAGGGCGAGACTGCCCTTGAGAGCGCCGCCGGTGATATCCGCGACACTGACGCCCGCTCGGGCGAGTTCGGCCTCGGCGTCCGCGGCCTGGGTGGCGCTGTACTGGGTGGACTTGCCCGCCTCCAGAGCGGCGGCCCGGAGCTTCGCCATCTGCTGCGACGAGGCTCCGGACACGGCGCGCACATTGGACAGGGCCTTGTCGAACTTCGCTGCGGCTGCGGCGGCCACAGCAAAGCCGGTCAGCATCGCGGCGCCCACCTTGGCGCCCACCCCAGCGAGCTTGGAGGTGTTGTCGGAAGCCTGCCGCAGGTTGCGGGTGTACTGGCTGATGTCCGCGATCAGACGGACGGTGACGGTACGGGTGGCCACGGGTCACCCCCGTCTCACGTGCGTCGTTCGATATGGACGTGCAGGCCGTCGGTGCTTCCCTTGTTGTCCTGGTACGCCCGAACGGTCTTCGCGGACGTCCCGCAGGCATGGCACTTGATCAGCTCGGCTTTGTACTTGAACTCGTTGTCGGGGTCGGTCGTCTCGCTCCACCGCTGCCCGCACTCCGGACACGAGTCAGCCTCGACCTCCAGGAGCGCGAGCGCCCAGTAGCGGTCCTCTGGCAGCCACAGCGGCTCTCCGTCGGCGACGACGCGGCCCATGAAGACGCTGCGGGGCACGCCCCAGGCGCGGGCTGCTTCTAGCTCTCGCCGCCAAGGGCCGCCGTGAGCGCGGAGGCGAGCAGCGAGAAAGGGACCATCTCACTGCTGTTGTGCACATCCCAGGCCGCGTCGAACAGCTTCTTGATCTCACCCTCGTTGATCTTCTCGAAGAGCTGGACGACCTGCTCCTCGGTCATGACCGGGTCGACGCACGAGGCGGCGATCAGGGCCCGCGGGAATGTCTCCGAGTCGAACGCTTGGCTGTCGTCCTCCGCCGGGTGCGCGGCCATCAGGTCGCTGTAGGCCTTGTCGCCGATGTAGCGGAGCTTGAATGCCACCTCGGCAGACTTGACCTGTTCGCGTACTTCCTTGAGCTTCACGGCCAGCTCGCGGCCCGGATGCACTTCCGTGAGGTCACTGGGTTCCCAGTCCGTCGACACCCGCGCCAGCTCGTCTTGCAGCCGCTCCGCCTCGCCAGCCAGGTCGCCCCGGATGCAGACCATGACCGTGCGCTCCCGGGGCGTCGCCTGCGCCAGGATGTCCTCGATGCTCGGCATCAGGCCACCGTGGCGGCGGTCGCGGGCGGAGACGTGACCTTCATCGGTGACACGAACTTCATGACCTCGTTGGCGGCCGGCGCCACGTTCTGCGGTTCACCGCAGGTGATCGGGTAGACCTCGCACTTCTGAGAGGTGGCCCAGGCGGTGGCGTAGGCGACGCCGCGGCGCACGATCAGGTAGCCGCTGACGCCGTACTTCAGCGTCGTGAACGGGAGGTCTTCTGCGCCGGTGGTGCCGCGCTTGAACGTCATCTCCGTGTCGTAGGAGATCCGGCCGACGGTCTTCGTGTCGAACGTGCTCGCCAGCGACGACGTGTCGACGTCCGCGGTCGACGGGTCGATCTTCAGGCCGTCCGGGGTCACGCGGGCCGTGAAGTCCGAGCCCGCGTTCAGCTCCGCCGTCGTGGGTGCGTTGATGTTGGCGATGGACGACGCCCAGACCACCTTGGTCATTCCGTCGTTGATCAGGTCAGACATGGACCCTCCTCAGGGCATGAAAAAAGCCCCGGACGACGGGGCGAACAGGACTGGGGGCAGGTCAGATGACGAGGCTGGCGACCGTGACCGAGGTCGTCGACGAGTAGGTGATCGACGCGGACACGCCGTCGGCAGCCGAAGCGAACAGATCGGCGGTGATCGGACCGATCATCTTGTCGCCCGTCGTGGCGGGCACGGTCACGACGAGGTCCGCGACGGCCTGGCCGCGGAGCTTTCCGGTCGCCGTGATCGTCACGGTCATCGACGAGCCGGCCGTGTTCTTGACGTGCAGGAAGCTGCGCTCGCCGCACGTCACCGTGGTGGATGCGGCGGCAGCCGAGTAGGTCGGGGTCAGGCCGCTCAGGGCGACGACCTGCTGCGCGAGAAGCGCCATGAGAGGACTCCTGTCAGGCGGGGATGGACTTGATCCGGTACTGCACCGGCACGAAGAAGCTGGGCGGGTTGGTGTCGTCGTCGCGCTGCACCGGAGGCCCGCCCAGATCCTCCGGCCGCCACGTAGTCCGGCCCGCAACCGTCAGCGGCGCCGACAGGGCGGCGCGCGCCTTGTCCGCCACCCACAGGGCGCGCTCCATGGAGGCGCCCACGCAGGTGATCTGGACGACCCCCATGAAGTCGGCGCGGGCATCGGCGAGCGACTCGCGCACCGCCTCGCCAGGCTCCGGGTAGATCACCGCGTACTTGTCGGGCGGTGACCATCCAGCGTCGGTCGGCGCCCCACCGAGATAGACCGCGAGGCCGGGGATGGTCCCGAGCGCTGCCTGTACGGCGTCGACGTGGGGCAGAACCTCAGGAGGCGCGGACATCCCTCACCACCAGGCCAGGCCGCGGGCGACGACGATGGCCATCTGCGCCTCGAACCGGGGCTGTTCGGCATCCAGCGCCCGGCCCCCGTCCCTGTGGGGCGGGTTCTTCACCGACCCGTATTCGAGCAGGTTGCCGAGCGCGCCCTGCGGCGCCCCCTTGTCCGGGCCGATCGTCGCCGCGACGATGTCCGGCCCGTAGGAGGCGACGTCGAAACCGACGGCGTTCGGGTACATCGGCGCATGCCTGCCCGAGGAAGCTCGGGCGTTGGCGCGCCAGTCCTTCTTGATGTTCATGGCACCCCGCACCAGCACCTTGCGGGCATCCCGGCGGGCTCGCGGAATCGCCCGCAGCAGATGCCGCTCCAGACGGCGGACATCACGGGTATCGAAGCGCACGCTCATGACCGATCCTCCGTCCTGATCCGCCACGCCGTCGACTGATCGGAGAACGCTGCCCCCGTCACCCACAGGACCAGACCGACCATGCGGGCATCCGACGACGCGGTCACCTCGATGCGTGTTCCAGGCAGCACGCGAGTCCCGCCGGGCAGCGTCGTCGTCCAGGGCAGGTGCACCTCGTACTCGCGCAGCACAATCTCGCGTTCGCCAGCCTCGGTCTCCTGGCCCGTGGACGCAGCGATTGCCTTGACGCGTGCCTTGCCCGAGTACAGCGTCGTCTGCGCGCCCGGCGTGGTCGCACCGGTGGCCCGGTTGAAGCCGTCCGGGGCCTGCGAATAAAGGCGCACCGTGTCCCGCATGCGGGCCTCGGCCTCCCGCCTCCCGGCCGCGAGTGTCGCATCCAGCAGACTCACGGCGTCACCACCGAGAACGCTGGCCGTCTGAACGACCGCAGCGCATCCTTGTGATCCCTCGTAAGGCTGGCGCTGCCGATGGTCTCCGACGCGAACGTGCGCTGGTAGTCGTCGATGCTGATCTGCCGCAGGTTCTCCGGGTTGGCCAAGTTCATCGTCGCCAGGTCCAGGACCACATCGACGATGTCCTCGGGCACCTCGCTGTAGCCGTGGCTGTAGGTGATGCGCACCTTCGGCGCCCACACGCCCTGCGCCCGTGACCACGGCCAGCCCATCAGCCGTGTCGGCGCCTGCCACGGATAGCCGCGGGTCAGCTCGTTCCCGAGTCGCGAGTAGTCACGGCCCTCGATCGCCGTCCACTCGATGCCGCTGAAGTCGGCGACCTCAACCACGGTGAGCGGGTGGGTGTCGTCGACGACGAGCGGATACTGCGGGAGCCGCAGCACCTTCCCGCCGCCCGGCAGGGTGATCGTCTCGCTCTCGACGAGCGTGATGTCCTGCCGCGTGTACCGGCGCACCCGGGCCGACGCCCGGCGCAGCGCCAGGTCGAGGGCGGCATCCGTACCCGAGGCGCCGGCGTCGCGGAGGTCGGCCGCCGTGGCGAGCGGGGGAAGAGCCATGGCGGCCTCCCCTCACTCGCTGTCGGCTGTGGCGAGCTTCTCCAACTGCTTCACCAGCGTCGAGCGCGGCTTGTCCTTCGCCTGCTCCGCCGCCAGTGCCTCCTCGGCCCGATCCGGATCCTCGCCGACCCAGGCCAGGACATCCGCAGCAGTGCCGTCGATGTCCAGCTCCGCGGGGGGCGCGGATCCCTCCTGGGGGGCTTCCAGGAGGGCACGCGCCTCGTCGTCGACCGGCTCGACGGGCGAGTGCGTGGACACGAGGTAGGCGGCGAGCTCGCCGGTCACCTCATCATCCTTCTTCAACGGGTGGATGCCGTAGTTCCAGTACGGCGCGATGTTCTCGAGCACCTTCGCGCGCATCATTCCTCCTTCAGGCCGCCGGGGCGCCAGCAGGCCAGCGCCCCAGCCGGTCGCGGTCAGGCGTGCTCGAGGACCACGGCGCGCTTGTACAGGGCCGCGTCGCCGGTGGTGGAGTCCGACGGGACACCGTAGTCGCCGACCCAGCTCCACGAGGTGGAGATGTTCTGCTGCAGGCGGTCCTGCGGCGGACGGACGATCCGCGCGACCTGCACGCCAGGCGCGGCCTCGATCATGGAGATGTCGGGGACGTCCTCGACACCCGTTCCGCGCAGCAGGTCGCCCATGCCCTCGAACGGGGCCGCCACCAGGGCGCCCGCACCGAGCACGATCGGCCGGTGCACGGTCACGTTGCCCGCCGAGCCACCCAGGATGGTGGGCGCCTCGATGTTGCGCACCCAGTCGATGCCGCCGAAACGGCCGATCGACAGGTCGCGGTAGATCGGCGAGTCGACGCGGCCCTGCAGGGCCTGCTTGAAGTCCGAGTCGGAGAACAGCTGCGCCTCGGTGTCCGGGTCGATGTGGGCCACGTAGTAGCCGCCGACCGTCGGGACGTTCATCTTCCGCAGGCGGGTGACACAGCTGCGGAACAGGGCGAACGTGGCCGTGTTGGACGTCGTCAGGTCGTAGGCAGTCGAACCGGTCGGACGCACCGTCACCGGAGCGTTCGCCGCCACGACAGCGTCACCGACAGCGTCCGCTCGGGCCGTGCCCAGCGTCAGCGTGTTCGTGCCAGTGTTCACGCCGGTCACGGTGTTCCCGACACCCGCGATCGTCACGGTCAGCGGGTTCGACGCCGACACCGCAGTCGGAACACCGTTGACCAGCACGTACTGGAAGCCAGCCACCGAGTTCACGATGATCGACGTGTCCGACGCACCCGCCGTGGTGCACCACGTCCGGCCCCCCATGTAGGCGTTGTACAGCTTGTTCCGGGCGACCTGGTTGATGGACTGGCCGGCGTTGATACCGAGCGTCTCCACATCGGCGAGGAACTTGCTGGCCAGGGCCATCGCCGAGGTCAGCAGGTTCGTGTCGATCGCCTGCCCGTACTGGTCCATGGTCACGGACCACTGCTCGATCGAGTACGTCGCCGCGGACGTGTCCGAGCCGGTGATCGGCGTGACAGCCGGGGAGAGCAGGCCCTTCCTCGTGAAGGTCTTGGTGTCGCCGAGGCCGCCCTGCCACGGCATCGCGTCCGCGATCGCCGGGAAGATGAAGTTGGGCCTCAGGGCCTCCTGGAACACGCGGTCGAGGATGCCGTTCTGCATCATCGCCCGGATCGCCGCCGGGACGGTCGACCGCACGTCGTGGCGGTCGAGCCGGAACCACGGCCGGACGGCCGTCAGTGTGGTCGACATATCTACTCCTGTGTGATCTCTACGGACACGAGGTCCGGGAACTGCAGGGCGTACTGCTCCAGGCCCAGCAGCGCGGTTTGTGTGATCGCTGTGATGGCGGCGCAGACCCGACCGTCCACGGCGTGACCCTCGTGACCGTCGACCTCAATGGAGGTACGGCCGTCGCCCAGGCGGGCGCGGATACGGATCACGAACGGAGCCGGAACCCGGGCGCAATCTGCGCCAGTTCGGCGTCCAGGGCAGCGCGGTCAGCCTGCCGGAAGTCCGTGGGCGGCTCCGCCGGGCGGGCGCCCTGGCTCGGGTCGGGTTTCGGTGCCGGCCTCTTCTGCGGCTCCGGCGCGGCTCGCCGCAGGTGCGGCTTGCGCTCCAGCAGGTCGGTGAGGTCAGCCGAGATTGCCTCGGTGTCGATCTCTCCGTCGTCGCTGGTGTACTTCGCCAGGTCGAGGAAGGCTGCGGCGTCCTCCGGGTCGGCGAACTCCGATGCGGCGGCTCGCACTTCCGCCTTCACGGCACGGGCCGTTGCAGCCTTCGCCGCAGCTTCGAGGCGCTCCGCCTTCGAGGTCGCCTTCTCCAGTTCGGACTTCTGCGCGTCCTCGAACTCGGCGACCTTGCGGGCGAGTTCGTCGGCACGCTTCTTCTCGGCGGCGGCCAGGCGCTTCGCCTCGGCGCGCTGCGCCTTCATGGCCTCCAGGGCCTTCTTCCCGGCGTCGCCGAGCTTGTCGGCACCCTCCGGATCGGGCTCCGGATCGGCCGGATCGTCCGCCGGTTCCGGAGCGGGCTCTGGGTCGGTCGGTTCGGGGTCGTCGTGCCGGGTCAGGCTGAACCAGTCCGCGCTCTGGGCAGCGGGCAGCCAGCGGTTTCGGATCTTCATGGTTTTGCGTCTCCCATTGCGGGATCAGTGACCGGGCCTTGCGCCAGGTCAGGTCTGTGATCGACTACGTCAGGTAGCCGAATCGGCGGAGCATCGCAATCGCCTCATCGCGCGAGTCCGCGACGCGGAAAATCTCCTCGGGAAGCAGGCGTGGGGTGCGCAGTTGGAACCCGCGCCCGCTCGACGGAACCAGGCCCCGGTCGATCGCTCGGCGACGTTCCTGCCGATAGAAGGCGCCGCGCCTCGTCGCGCCCTCGCGCGTCGCCTGCACCGTGCGCCCGTATGCGGTCGTGGTGTACATGCCGCGGCGGGCGTTCACGATCTGCCCCATGTCCGCGCCCTCGCGGATCGCGCGAGCGCCGGCGAGGCCGAAGACCCGGTTCTGCTCAGCGGCCGAGAGGCTGTTGAAGT